TATAATCCATCCACTGATGAAAGAAGATTAATTTATGTAAAAGATGGCACCAGTAATGTTGATTCTTTGTTGTTAGGTGGTGGTAATATAAATGATTGGGTTAATATTATCACAGATCAATACAATGGATCAATTTCTGGATATTACACAAAAGCCGAATCAGATGGTAAATATATGACATCAACTGACCCGACCACCAGAGATTTTGATGGATATGTTAGTTATATTGTATTTTGTGATGATAGCCCATACCTTCCAGTTAATGCTACTGTGGCAACCACGGCTACTGATCTTAATGGACTTTATATTCCGGCTATTGGTGATGGTCAAGTTGTTCAGAGGGACAGTTCAGGTGATATATATGCAAGAGATGGTTATTTGACTGCAGTTCAGGCCAAATATGCTGACCTTGCAGAAAAATACACTTGTGATGATTTACCAGTTGGTACAATTGTTGGTATTGGTTCTTCGGAAAAGGAAGTGGAACAATTCAATTATGATATGTCAACTGTAATAGGGGTTGTATCAGAAAATCCAGCATTGTTGATGAATAGAACATCGGAAGGATTGCCAATTGCTCTTGTTGGTAAAGTTAAAGTAAGAGTTGTTGGTAAAGTTAAAAAGGGTGATTGTATTAATCCCGATGGTTCAACTGGTGTTGGTATCAGTGGTGAATACAAAGATCAATATACATTTGCTTATGCAATTGAAGATAAAGATACAGTAGAAGAAAGTTTGGTAATGTGTATTATAAAATAAGTGAAAGTTGGAGTTAAAAATGGCTAAAAGAAAATTATTTGGTGTGACTGATTTGTTTTCTGGTAATAGAATAGACGAACAGATAGAAGCACTAAAACCAAAAAAACAGAGAGATACCACAAAGATTGCTCGGTCTGGTGAAGGTTTTGAGGATATTGATTTTATTCTCAATGGTCAATATAACGCTCTTGGATTTAATAGTTTTTATCGAACATATATAAACCAAACTTTTCAGAATGAACTTGAACGATTAAAATATTATAGAGATATGTCTCAATACCCAGAAATAGCTGATGTTCTTGAAGATGCTGCAATGGAATCCACTCAAGAAGATTATGAGGGTAATATAGTAAAATTAAATATCATTGATGAAGAACTTAATAGTAACAAAAATGTAGCAAAAAATATACAGAAAGAATTTGATGAATTGTTTTATAGAAAAATAAAAATCAAATATCATATGTGGGATTTAATGTATCATTATTTCGTTGATGGTAAAATATATTTTGAGCATGTTATCAATAAAAATAGACCGAAAGAAGGAATACTTGACATAAAAAGACTTCCTTCCGAAACAATGGATTTTGAATTTGATCCTATTACTGGAAAGATAACAGCATATTATCAGTATCTATCATTAAAACCAAGACAAAAACCACCAACCATTGAGGATGCAAAAAAAGATCCTAATATTATTGTTTTCTACCCAGATCAGATTTCTTTGGTTCATTATGGATATCAAGGAGCAACAAAAAGAGAGTTTCTTGGATATCTTGAAAAAGTAAAGCAACCATACAACAACCTGAAATTATTAGAAACATCTGTTGTTATATACAGAATGATTCGTTCCCCTGAAAGATTTGTGTTTAGTATTGATACGGGGAGTATGCCAAAAGATAAGGCGATGAAATATGTTGAAAAAATAAAACAGAAGTTTACAAAGAAACAGACATATGATTCTAACACAGGTAATTTAACAAATCAACCAGAAGTTTTTTCAATATTAGAAAACTTCTTTTTACCTCAATCTGCTGATGGTCGTGGTTCTCAGGTTAATTCAATTGGTGGAAATCCATCTGGTTTTGCTGAATTGGATGACTTATATTATTTTCAAAGGAAGATGTACAAGGCTCTAAAATATCCAATGTCGAGGGTATCATCATTACAGGATAGATCAGAAGGTGACATTCTTTTTGGTACTGGACAGATGGGTGAGATTACACGAGATGAAATAAAATGGGCCAAATTTCTTGAAAGACAGCAAACTCGGTTTTGTTGGGAATTACTTAATATGTTTTTGATACATTTAAGGTTGAAGGGATTAACAAAACAATATGATATTGATGAGGATAAATTGAGAATTACAATGACATCTCCTAATCAATATAGAGATCATATGAAACAGGGTTTACTGGAAACAAGTTTTAATAATTATAATCAATTATCAAACAATGAAGAATTTTCTAAATACTACTTGATGAAGCATTATTTGAAGATGACTGAAAATCAGATACAGGCAAATTCTGATGGATTTAAAAGAGATAAAGAAATGCTACCAGATGATGATGATGGTATGTTTTAATTAAAAAATGTGAAAAACATAAGGAGAATGTGTAATGGCAATTGACAACAAAGAAATTAAAAAGGCTCTTGATAGTTTTGAGGAAGATGATTTTATCAAGTCAAAGGATATAATTAAAACTCAGTTAAAGGGTGCCGTGAGTGATTATTTTAAAGATAAATTGGAATTAAAAAATGATTTGGTTCAAAAACCCGAAGGGGATGTAGAAAAGACTACTACAGAAGAACCAACAGAATAGGAGAAAAATTATGAAGAAGGGTTTTCTTATAACAGAATATTCCCGTGAGTTGGAAATCAATGAATCCACCGATGATAAAAGTTTATATGTAACAGGAATTTTTTCATCTTATAATAAACGAAACCATAACGGTAGAGTTTATGAAGAATCAACGATGAAAAGAGAAGTTGATAAAATAATGGAGAAGATTGGGAAGAGATGTCTTTGGGGTGAATTAGGTCATCCACCAAATCCAGAAATCAATCCAGACAAGATTGCTATTATGGTAGAAACTTTGGAATGGAATGGTGAGGATTTATATGGAAAGGCTAAAATACTTAACACACCACAAGGTCAGATTGCCAAAACATTAGTGAAGGAAGGTCAGATTGGAATTTCTTCTAGGGGTCTTGGTACGGTATCAGAAGACGGTACGGTCAACGAGGATTACAATTTAATCACTTGGGACTTGGTTACTGATCCATCAAATGGACCTAGTTGGGTCAATGGTATATATGAAGGAAAAACTTGGGGATTGGGAATTGATGTAGAGGAAATCGAGAAAGAAATGGATTCAATTTCCGAAGAAGATGCAAAAGAAATGTTTTTTAAATATATATTAGAAAATATTAAAAAAATAGAAAAGAACTTATAATAACACCGATTTGAAAAATCATTGGTACTAAAGGGGTTTTGTTAAGTCATTTTTATTTACTTAACAAAACCCTAAATATATGTAGTGATTAGAGGTTTCGTGCCTTTACTATAAATAAATAAGGAGGAAGAATAATGGATATTGAAAAAATTCTTGAAATGTTGGGCGTCGAAAAATTAGACGAATCCAAACAGACTGAAATTCAAGATACTCTTGCTACTATTATTGAGGCAAAGGCAAAAGAAATTGCTACAGATAAAGTTGAAGAAAATCTTGTAATTGAAAAAGAAAAACTTGTAGAAGAATATGAAACAAAATTTGAGGACTACAAAGAGGATGTTACATCTAAGTTTTCTAATTTTGTTGATAGTATTCTTGAAGAGGAAATGGTTATCCCAGAAAAGATTGTTAGATATGCTCGTTTGGGTGAACTTTATGAAGATTTAATTGATCAGTTTAAAGTTCGTTTGGCAATTGATGAAGGACTTCTTAATGATGAAGTTAAAGGTATGTTGAAAGAGGCTAAGGAAGAAATTGAAACACTTCGTTCTGATGTTAATGAACTTACTGGTACAAAACTTCAACTTGAAGAAGATGCTAAAAAAATGGCAACTCACATTTATCTTCGCAAGAAGTGTGATGGTTTAACAGAAACACAAAAAAGTACCGTATTGAATATACTTGAGGGTTCTTCTCAAGAGGAAATTGATAGTAAATTTGATGTAATTGTAGAATCCATCTCTACTAAAACAGAAGAAAAAGTTGACGAATCAACAGAAGAAAAAGTTGACGAATCAACAGAAGAAAAAATTAATGAAGAAGAAACAAAAACTTCTACTACTGTTGTAGATGAAGAAACAAAACAAACAATGAATGAATCAAACGGTTCCATGATGGATTACTGGAAAAAAATGATTCGTGAAAACAAATTTAGTTAATTAAAGTAATTTTTATAGGAGGAAATTATAATGAGTAAATATGTAGAAAATCTCGTTACCAAATGGGATGAGATTCTTACAGAAGGTTCTAGTATTTCGAACCGTAAGGTTAAAAGAGCCACAGCGGTTATGCTTGAGAACCAAATGAACTACCTTACAGGTAAAAATCCAAGTATCAATGAGGCTGGTACGGTTGGTGGTGCCATTAACCCTGATGCTGGTAATGATATGTATGCAGGAAGTGGTAACTATCACAGTAATGCAGAATTTCACAAAATTGCAATTCCAATGGTTCGTCGTACTTTCCCTGAGTTGATTGCACA